TATGAAAGGTTTAGACAAAGATGGTAAAAAACTTTTCAAATTAGATGATAAAATGGATCTTATGACGAAAGTAGATTCAGATGTTTTATCAAGGATAGCAACTGCTATGATACAAGTAGCGACACCAGAAGAAGTAAAAAAAAACTAATTTTTAATCCTGAATTAAAAAATTTACTTATTGTAGCTGATAGGTTAAAAATAACCTTATCTCAACTTTTAAAAATGGAAGTCTGGGAATATAATCATTGGGTAGCTTATTTCATGCTTGAAAAAGACGAGCAAGAAAAAGCTAGTCTAAAAGGTAAATAGATGGCTCAAAATTTAGTATTAAATATATTAGCAAAAGATAAAACTAAACAAGCATTAACATCTGTTAGAGGATCGTTAGCCAAAGTTAAATCTGCTGTATTTAGTTTGCAAACTGCTTTTGTAGGTTTAGGTGCTGGTTTAGTAATAAGAAATTTAGTAAGCACAGGACGAGAGCTTGAAAATTTAAGAGTCAGATTAAAATTTTTATTAAAAGATACTAACGAGGGTACTAAAGCATTTGACAATATGGTCAAATTTGCTTCCAAAGTTCCTTTTTCATTAGAAGAAATACAATCAGGATCAGGTATATTAGCAACTGTAACAGATAATGCAGATGATCTTCAAAAGATGTTGGAGATTACAGGAAACGTTGCGGCTACAACAGGACTAGATTTTAGAACTGCGGCAGAACAAATACAAAGATCATTTAGTGCTGGTATTGGTGCGGCTGACCTTTTCAGAGAAAAAGGTGTAAGAAATATGCTTGGCTTTAAAGCTGGAGCGACAGTATCTATTGAAGATACAGTAGCGGCATTCGAAAGAGTATTTGGTAAAGGTGGAAGATTTGGTAACTCTACAGATGAACTAGCACAAACTTTCACAGGAACTCTTTCAATGATTGGAGATAAAATTTTCAATTTCAAGAAAGTTTTATTAGAAGCTGGTTTTTTCGAGGAGCTAAAAAAACAATTTGGTGATTTAGATACATTCTTAGAAGACAATGCAAAAAAATTAGATGATATAGCAATAGCTGTTGGAAGAAATTTAGCAAAAGCGATTAAAGGTGCAGTAGATATAGGCAAAGATTTAATCCCTGTAATTAGAGAGATAGGAGAAGTATTAGGATCAATAATAAAAGGATTTAATGAATTACCAGCTTTTGTAAAATCTATTGGTTTAGTAGGTGCTATGCTTTTTGGAAAAAAAGGTGCGGCAGCTCTTGCAGGTATTTCTTTTATTATTGGTAAAATAAAAGAGTTATCTGAACTACCTCAAATTACACCTATCAATGAATTAGATTTAAAAACAGTACAAGACTTTAATCACGAAATAGAAAAACTAAAAAAACAAATAGAATCTCCTGTAAAAATAGGAACTGATGAAAGTGGTTTAGATGTATTTACAAGTTTAACTGATACACAAATAAAAAACAATAAACTACTTACTGACCAAATAGCATTATTAGAAGAAGCTAGAAATTTAATCAAAGGACAATTACCACATCATGCTGAATTACACAAAGGTTTAGAAATTATAAACGAAGAACATAAAAAAACTAAAGACTTAATGGATTCACAAAAACAAAAAGTAAAAAATATTCACGAGGCACATTTAAGTCATAAAAGAAATGTTGAAGCAGAAAATTCTTTAAGAATGGAAATATTAGAAAAAGTAAAAAAACAAAATGAAGAATTTAGTTTATCTCAAGAAATTTTTGAAGGAATAAACAGAGGTGTATCAACATTTTCTAAAGGTATAGCAGAAGCAATTGTTATGGGAAAAAAAATAAATATGACTTTTAAACAATTTGCACAACAAATACTTGTAGAAATAATTGCAAAAACTATTGAGAGAATGGCTTTACTGGCAATAGAAGAATTACTTTTAAACAAATTATTTAAAAAAGAAAAAGATAAAAAACATGCAATCGATCAACAAAATTCTGCATTGAAACAACAAATAGCACTTCAAGCAATTTTAATGGCTATGGGTGGTGGTGGAATACCTTTCTTTCATAAAGGTGGAGCAGTATCAAAAGGCAAACCAATCGTAGTTGGAGAAAGAGGACCAGAGCTATTCATTCCCAATGCAACAGGACAGATAACCCAAAGTGCAAGAGGAACAGGCGGAGGACCTGTTAATGTGAATTTTAATATTACTACTGTTGACGCAAGATCATTCGACCAACTATTAGTACAAAGACGTGGTACTATTTCTAGAATTATAAATGAATCTGTTAATGAAAGAGGAAGAGAGGCTTTAATATAATGGCTGGTGCATTTCCAATATCAACTGCGGCTTTCAGAGTGGCAACAATTAAAAGTAATCAAAAAACTTTAATATCAAAATCTGCAAGTGGTAAAAAATTTTCAAGACAATTAGATGGACAGAAATTTGGATTCACAGCAGATATAATTACAGGAAAAAGATCAGATATATATGGGGAGCTTATGGCTTTTATAATTAAACAAAGATCAGGTAAAGAAAATTTTACAATCATACCACCAGAAATATCATCAACTAGAGGAACAGAAACAGGAACTATATTAGTAGATGGTGTTCACTCTGCTGGAGATACTACTATAGATATAGATGGTCATGCTGGAGATGGAGCTGGTAGATTTAAAAGTGGTGATCTAATAAAATTTGCTGGTCATGATAAAGTTTATATGATCGTTGCAGATGTAACAAGTTCATCGAATGCAAGTACAATTACTATCGAGCCACCTTTAAGGAGTGCTTTAGCAAACAACGAAGCAGTAACTTATAACAATGTACCTTTCACAGTTTATCTAATAAATGATATGCAAGAGTTTGGACAAGTAGGTGCAGATAAAGATGGGAATGTTTTATACAAGTTTGAATTGGATGTCGAAGAAGCTCTATAATGGCAAAATACCTTGTAAGACATTGGATAAATGTTGATGTTATAGCTGAAAAAGTTGTTGATGAAACTGAGATAAATACCAAAACAAACGATTTAGGAAAGCATAATATCCCTGATGGAAGTTTTAGTTTTGTTATGATAAAAGATAGTGAAAAAATAAATAGAACAACTTACGAAATTTATGACGAGAAACTTAACGACAGCACTAAAAAATGAACTAGCAACTAATATATTAAGACCAGTACATTTAATTACTTTCGGTTTCGCAACACCACAAAACATTACTGATTGCTCTTTTGAATTAACAAGTTCTGTATCAGGTAGTTCAGTAACATACACACCAACAGGATTTTTACAAGGTGTATCACAATTTACAGAAGAAGTAGGTATAACTAAATCATCTTTAAGACTTGGTATATCTGGTGTTAATCAATCTTTTCTTTCAATAACTTTAAATGAAAATGTTATTAATGATTCAGTAAAAGTATTTAGAGGTATGTTAGATAGTAATAATACACTTATTGCTGATCCTTTTTTACTTTATGATGGTCATATAGACAAGTTTGAAATCACAGAAACAGAGGAAGAAACAGATATAATATACACAGTAGTTTCACATTGGGCAGATTTCGATAAAGTAAATGGCAGAAAAACTAATCCAAATTCACAACAAAAATTTTTTTCAACAGATGTCGGCATGGAGTTTTCAGCATTAACAGTACAAGATATTAAATGGGGTAGAGAATAATGGAGATAAGAACTTGGAAAAAAGAAGATATAAAACCTTTAATAAAACTTTGTCAGCTAATGTGGTCTGAAAGTAAGTTTAAAGATATTCCTTTTAGTGAAGAAAGATTACAAAAACAATTTGATTATCTTCTTAAGAATGACTTTAAAGGTACAGGATTTGTTGCAGTAGAAGATAATGAAATAATAGGAGCTATGATTATAATGTTATCTAAATATTTTTTTAGTAATGAAATTTTTTGTTTCGATTTAGGTTTATTTATCAAACCAAATAAAAGAGGTAGTATTATGTTACCAATAAAACTAATAAAAAAATCAGAGGAATGGGCTAGATCAAAAGGTGCGTTAGAATTTAGACCAGCTTCAAGTGTAGGTGTTAGAATAGAAAAAGTAAAAAAATTATACAATTTTCTAAAGTTTGATACAGTAGGAAATGTATTTAATAAAAGGTTATAATTATGTGTCCTAATCCAATAGATATTATAGATGATGCGATAGATTTTGTTATGGATATTGTCGAAAAGGCAATAGGGTGGTTAATAGATATACCAGAGATACCAGACTTTGGAGATAGTGATTTTGATCAGTTTGAAAAAGGTATTTTAGTTAATAAACAGTCAAACGATGCTTCAATACCAATCTGCTATGGAGAAAGATTACTCGGTGGCACGAGGATATTTATAGAAACTAGTGGTACTGATAATCGTTACCTATACGTAGCTCTAGTTATGTGTGAGGGTGAAATAAACTCAATAGAAGAAATAAGAGTAGATGATAAAGTAGTTACTTTTGATGGTGCATTAACAGATGGAACTGAGAGAAATGTTGCTTCAAGTGATTCTAATTTTTTTAAAGCAGATCCAAACGTAGAGGGTTCTAGTGCTGAATCTCTAATTAAATTACAGGCTTTTTTTGGTTCAGATGGTCAATCAGCTTCAAGTTTGTTATCAACTCTATCTAGCTGGACATCTAATCATAAACTTTCTGGGATTGCATATTTGGCGGCACGTTTCACTTGGAATCAAGATGCTTTTTCTAGCATACCTAAGTTACAAGCTAAAATAAAAGGTAAGAAAATAGTTACTTTGGATTCGAGTTTAAACGAATCTAGTCCTACATACTCAACTAATCCAGCTTTTTGTATTTTAGATTTTTTAAGAAATGAAAGATATGGAAAAGGAATACCAACAGCAAATATCGATCTTCAAAGTTTTCGTGATGCTTCACAAGTTTGTATAACACAAGTAACACCATATAGCGGTGCAAGTGATATAAACATATTTGATACGAATGCTGTACTAGATACATCAAAAAAAGTTATTGAAAATGTACGAGAGTTAATACAAGGTTGTAGAGGATTTTTACCCTATTCAAGTGGTAAATATAAATTGATAATAGAAACAACAGGATCAGCTAGTATAACACTAACAGAAGATGATATTTTTGGTGGTATAAAATTAGAAAGTGAAAATAAAAATAATAAATATAATAGAGTTATAGCATCATTTATAAATCCAGATCGTAATTTCCAAGTAGATCAGGTCCAATTTCCTCCGATTGATGAATCGAATATTGCAACAGCAGATAAACACGCAACTATGAAAAGTGTTGATGGTGGATTTTTATTAGAGGGAAAATTTGATTTCAAAACAATTACCAGTCCTTATCAAGCAGAAGAGATGGCTGAGATTATTTTAAGACGTTCTAGACAAGGAAAAAGAATTACAATCAATGCAAGTGCTAAAGCATATGACTTAGCTATTGGAGATATCGTTAATATTACCCACAGCTCACTCGGATTCTCGGCTAAAGCATTTAGAGTTATGGGAGCAACATTTAATCAAGATTACACTATGGGATTAGCTTTAATAGAACATCAAGATAGCATTTATTCTTGGGCATCAAAAACAGTACAACCAAATATTCCAACGACAAATTTACCAAACCCTTTTTCTATTTCTCCACCATCATCAATAACTTTAGATGATGATATGATTGAATATTCTGATGGTACAGTAATAACAAGATTATTGATAACAGTAGGAGCTTCTCCAGATAGATTTGTAGAGGGTTATGAAGTACAAGTAAAACAAACCTTAGATAAAGATGGTAATGCAGTTACAGATGATTTTAAATTAGTTGGTGAGGGTAAAACTTTAGATTATCAGCTTCTTAATGTAATTGATGGTGCTACATATCAAGTTAGGGTACGTGCAAAAAATGCTTTAAACGTAAGATCAACATTTATATCTGCAACTCGTCTGGTAGTTGGTGCAACAGATACTCCATCAGATGTTTCAGACTTTAATATTTCTATGGTAGGATCAAATCAGATGTCTTTGAATTGGACAGCTGTAAATGATTTAGATATTGAGTTTTATGAAATAAGATATTCTATTGGATCAGGTACTACAGCATGGTTTAGTACAAGTCCTTTAGTTCAAGTTCCAAGAAGAAAATCAAATAGTGTAGTTGTTAATGCTCTTAAACCACCTTTTAATTTATACATAAAAGCTGTCGATAAACTTGGTAATGAATCTGCAAATCCAGCTATTATTACTTCTAGTGTTATTGCATTACAATCATTTACAGATATTTCTTCTATACAAGAAGAAACTGCTTTTTCTGGTACTTTTACAAATACTTTTAGAGGAGAGGATAATAATAATAATCCAGCGGTAACATTAGACACAATAACTTTATTTGATGCAAGGTCTGGAAATTTTGATGATGCAGATTCTAGTGGTTTCTTTTTTGATACAGGTGGTTTGCCTAATAATATTATAGGTTCAGGTAATTATGTATTTGCTAACACTTTTTCTTTAGATGCGATTTATGATGCTACTTTTCAAGTAGAATTAACTATGCAATCTGATGATCCTTATGATTTATTTGATTCAGGTCGAGGAGCCTCACTCTTTGACAATGCTAAAGCTCCATTCGATGGTAATGCTCCAACAAATAATAATGCAATAATACAAATAGGTGCAGACGATTCTAGTCTAGCAAACATAACTAGTTTTTCTACAGTAGCACAACAAGGAACATTTAAAGGAAGATTTTTCAAATTTAGAACAGTGCTATCGTCAGCTGATAATAATGCTAGACCAGTTGTTACAGGACTAAAAGCTAGATTAGTTTTAGAAAAAAGATCAGAAACAGGAGATGATATTTCATCAGGTTCAGGAACTAAATCAGTAACTTTTACTAATGGATTTTTCCAGATACCAAATATAACTGTAACAGGACAGGACCTATCTTCTGGTGATTTTTTTGTAATCAGCAACAAATCGAAACTAGGGTTTGACATCGTATTCAAAAATAGTAGTAATAGTATTATTAATAAAACTTTTGATTTCAATGCTACAGGAGTAGGCTTGAAAAGTTAATCAAAAAGGAGTATAAAAACATATGTCACAAGTAACAGATGTAACACTAGCAAACCAAGCATTCGGAACTTTTAGAGCTGAACTCAATTCAATTTTAGGTGCTTTGAATACTGCACATA